CCACGACGTTCTTTGATAGCACCAGTGATGGCAGGCATCGTTTGAGCACCTGCTTGACCAGCGGCTTGCAAGAAGTAAGGCGACTGAGAGCCAGCAAGGTTCAGACCAAACTGAGTCAGTGCACCCCACAAGTCTTCCTTCTTGCGCTTGTCAAGTTCACCCGGCAGGTTCTTCAGGTACTCCTTGTACTCTTTGAGACCTTCGCCTTCGGGAACAGCACCAAGCAACTGCTTGTACTGATCAACGTACGCACTTAGACCCGCAGCACCACCTTGTTTTGTCGCGGCTTCCGCTGCTTGAGGGTCAGCCGCAATCGCGGCATCAGCCACCCGTGCAGTTGGAAAGTTGGGTGTTGGGTACAGAATGTCCGCACGGTTGGTTGTCGCAACACCCGGGATACGGAGGCCAAAGGCAGTATTAGCCGTAGGGCCACGGTCTTGTACAGCAGGAGCAGCGGTAGCATCCGCAGGAGCAGGAGCAACGCTACGAGTAGCAACATCCGCAGGAGCAACGGCGGCGGGGGCATCCGCAGAAGGAGCAACCATTGACGCACGAGAACCACGAAGGGTCTCGTCAGGATAAACATCCGACACGGGAGGTTTCCCCACCATCAGCGTTGGAGATTCGCCGTCAGAAAGTCGCCGCCATGCCGTCGGGGCAAAAAAGCCTTTTTCTTTGTAGAACTGAGCGGCTTCATCACCAAATTCCCGACGAATTTCTTCCGCTGGGTCAGGAGCACTCGAACGATCAGCAGCCGCAGGAGCAACAGCAGTACTTGCGGCTTGAGCATCTATCACACCACGCGCATTACTTGGACGGTCTACCCCACCGAACCCTTCGCCTTGCACCTCACGCATATCTCTCGCTTCGAACACAGGAGGAAGGGGGATGGGGTTTAGCGTGATCTCACCCAGTGCTTGACGTTGCTCGTCAGGAGACAACTTGGTAATTTGGTTGAGGAACTGCGCCCGAGCGGTGGGGTCAGTGATTGCCGCAGCACGTTCTTGAATGACCCGACGCAGGCGCTCACGCTCACGTTCAGCAATAACACCTTCACCTTGAACTGGTTTGTCATCAGAGCCAGTCGCAAAAGCAACAATGCCCCCCGAGTTGTAGGAGGGTTGGAACATGGCATCATCCACGGGCAAAGACATCAGCCCACCATCCGCAGCCATCACAGGCTCTTGCGGCATGGACGGACCGGGAATCGGAGGTGGTGCGCCTTCAGCGGGATAAGCCGCTGCCAATTGAGAGGCTTCAGGAGTTGCACCTAAGCCAGCACCCGCAGGTGCAGCAGGTTGTGGGGCCAGCACTTGTTGAGCCACTGTGCTTTGCGGAGCCTGTTCTTGCGACTGAGCGCCACGCATGCGGTCAATAAACATACCCGCCAACACCGCAGCGGTAGGATCAAGCAGACCGATCTGTGCAGCCTGTGCGATTTTCTGTTTGTTGCCGCCGTACTCTTTTGCAATGGCTTCAGGCGACTGGAGTGCGTAAGGTTTAGTTTCCATGTCTGCCTCTTATTTTGCTAGGTTGTACATGCCCAACCCCGCCAAGCCTAGACCAGCGACCTGAGAAGCAAGAGACGGGGGTTGCGCATATGTAGTTTGGGTAGAACCCAACTGAACAGGCACGCCACGCAACAGGTTGCTGAAGTACCCCAACTGCTCCATCGGGTAGTCACGCTGACGCAAGAAGTCGGCATACGACGTGTCGAGACGTTGTTGCTGAAGTTGACGTTGTTCCGCACCAGCGGCTGCTTGTGCTTGAATACGAGCAAGATCAGTCTGTTGCTGTTGTGCACCCAGTTGTCCGAGTTGTTGCGAGCCTTGCAGACCCATGCCCAGACCCTGCATACCAAGTTGACCCAGCATCTGACCACGTTGTGCTGCGGCCTCATAGGCTGCTTGAAGTCCTCGGGTTTGAATGTCACCAACTTGCTGCCCAAGGGCACGTTCACGCTCGGTTTGAGCCAAGAGTTGACGGGCACCGCCGTAGGTACCCTGTCTAGCCGCCGCAAGGTTGGCACCCAGTTGAGTTTTTTGCGCGTCACGGATGGCTTCGCGTTTTTGCACATCGACAACGCCTTGGTAATAAGGCGACATCATTTGGGTCGGATCAGTAAACGCAGCCCCTAGACCTTGCAAACCAGCACCAAGACCCATAGCCGCGCCAGCCGTTGTCCCGCCCGTAGCCGTAGCAAACTGCCCGGGGGTTTGCATCCCGAGTGTTTCAGTTTGCGCCGCAGTCTGCCCCGGAGTAAAGTCAGCAATCCGTTGCCCTTCGTACGGGGTGTATTCCCGATAGGACTCGGCTTGACCCCGCTGTAGCAGGTTTTCAAAATACGGACGTGCGTATTCCGGCAGGTTAGTCTGCGTTACTGTTTGAGATGAGGGTGGAGGTGCTCCACCGCCGCCGCCGCCTTTACCCATTTTGTGCTCCTAACCCTGCGTCAGCCGCAGGCAGTTGAAAGGTTTGCCACAACGGAACATGTCCGTCATTCTTAAACATCTTCGCCCAGCCCGGTCTTGCAGTCGCCTCGATGCCCTCACAGTGGGAATCAAATGCAAAGTGCTGCAACAACTTCAGCATGGGGTCTTTCCATGTTTCCAGTTCTACACCGCCACAAAAAGTCATCACAAGATATTTCTTGCGGGGGTAGAACATGAAATTTGTCACGACTGCTCCTTTGACGCCTTCGTCATCGAACGCAATCCAGAGCGTGTGGTCGTAACCCATGATCGAATCGTAGATGTCATCCACGTCGTACCGACCATGAGTATATTCAGCAGCGCCTTCGAGGTACTTTTCAACCCGAGGCCAAATCTCTTTAACGTGTTCGCTAGGGACCATTGTGCATTGCATTCTTTTTCTCCGTAGAACCGTTTCTCCCACCGCTTGTGTCGGAAGTACGGAATCCAAATATACGGAAACAGAACCGACAAACGCAGAACCGCCCAGTTGATGAACTTCCACGGCTGTGGAAGAGGACGCATCACATCCAAGAACAGAATCGCCCGAATTTGATCGGTTTCGTTCACCGCAATGTGCTCGTACGTGTCATCGAACAAGACTACTTTACCTTCTTCCCAATGATACTTCTCGCCACCATTGACCAGTGTGCACTCTTTGTTGCCGGGGATCACTACCCCTAAGTGCATACGCAGAATGCCAGACCACGGACCTTCATGTGGCATGAGCATCTTATGAGGACCAAGCACAGATATGTAGGCTGAAATCACATATTTGTGTTTGTTCAAAATCCCAAACGTCTTTGGTGCAAACTGTTGGTTACGCCCAAAGTTTACTCCAGCAGCCTTGAAGAAGAACATCCGCCACTTGTCGTCATTGGAGATGTAGGTCTGGTCAGGTGAAATGCTTTGGAACGGCGCAAAATCGTCGTATCGCTTAAGAATCTCTTTAAGTTCGGCTTGAATGACTGGAAAATTGTCTTCCAACTCTTTTGCTACCGAGAAGTAATAGGGGTCGAAGAACTTCTTGTCCCCCAGCAGACAATGCTTGTGGAAGGGCTTTTTCAGGAGCCGTTCAATCCACAGAGTGTTTATCTGCAATTCCATCATGCTGGCAAGTACCTGTCTGCTTTAGAGTCCTGCCCGCGCTTGGCTTTCTTGCGTGCGCTATGTACACGCTCCATCATGGCGTACAACTTCTTGGCACCAGCCTTAGAAGAGCCATTACCAATCTCGGACACAGTGCGAGCATCAACCACAAACTCACCATCAGCCAGCCGAGCAGGTTGACTTCCACCTATCGTGGCAGGAATAGAGTCGCTAGTGCCGTCGCCTGCCCCTTGCAAGAAACGTCCACCCGCAGGAGTGCCGCCTTTGTTGAAGGAATTGAGCGCAGCCAATCCGCCTTGCGCCATCATAGGCACCATGCTTTGAGTCTGTGGATCGTACTTATACTGCGCCAGATTGGTGTAGTTAGCGTAACCGTCGTCGTCTTTGTCCTTGCCTAAAAGCCGACCCATCATGCCACCTAAAGACCCGCCCTCATCTCCGCTTGGCTCTATTGCGCCTTCCGACTGACCACCAAACAAGGTCTTGCTAAACAATGTGGCAAGCGGTGCTAGGGTTGCTGTTTCAGGAGCCGGAGGAATTGGCTTACGAACCTCGACAGGCTTAAAGTTATAGTTGAACTCCGGCGCACGTCCCGCAACAAATTCAGCACCGGGGGTACGCAACGCACGATCACCCGTAGGAGCAGGAATAGTGCTGCCCGGAGCAATTGCAGTCAAACCAGCAGTTGGAGCCGCAACAGGGGCAACCGATGCCATCGGGCTAAAGCCGTAACTAGCCTCAGCCTGCCCTCCTTCTGCGTAGCCGATCTGACCACCGGATGCAGCCGACACTACACCCGGATACGGGTTGGTCGGAGTGAAATACAAAAACTCCGAGGAATCTTTGGGGTCACGGGTCGTTGGATACCGCACCTGACGTTCGGAGGGACGGTATGGGCCAGCATAGTTGCTTGTGGCTTCCTCCACAGCAGGAAAATCATAGGTTGGTTGCAAGGCGTTAATGATAGGCATCCCTACACCAGCCAGACTTGCCGTAGCACCGAGACCACCACCTGCTTGTTGAGAAAGCGCCGTACCAAAGCGATCAAAGCCACCAGTGGAGAACAAATCTTTAACCCCTGCGCCCACGCTGCTAAAGCCAGTTGGAGCAGTGGATTGCAGAGCAGCAACTTGGGATGGGGTCATTGCTACCGTAGGCGCAGCGTTTATGCCCAACTGGGTAGCCACGCTAGGCTGTGCCCACGAAGCCATCGACATTGGGCCAGACGCAGAAGCCGCTTTTCCAGTGATGTCTGCAAGAGTTGAACCTGTCGTAGCACCCGTACCACCCAGACTAGCAGGAAGGCTTTCCGCTACCGTCATACCGCCGCTAGGCAGCATCGCTGTTTTGGCTGCTTCGGTACCAGTAGACGATAGAGCAGCGCCCATGTTGGCACCGCCAAACGCACCTAGACCCGCCATCAGACCTTTACCAAGGTCACCCGTCATTGCAGCAGTCACACCACCCACGGTTAGTGCCGCAGCCGGAGCAGACATCAATGCAAAGCCTGCCGGACCAAGTGCAAAACCTGCCACGATAGGCAGAATGGCATCAAGGAAGTCAGCCTCGGGTAAACCCGTAGCCGGGTTGATTGTTAGAGAACCACCATGCGCCATAGCCAGTGCCTGCAACCCCTTCACTTCGTTAGGGGTCATGTGCACGAGCATCGTGTCTCTGTTACGACCTTGGGCTTGAACCGCTTGAGCAGCGTCAGCCAACCCGCCTCCAGCAAAGGTGGGAGCGAATGCGAATTGTGGTTGGGCAATTGTGGGATATTGCATAGTTAAATTATCCTCAATTTGTCAAGGTGGGGGAAGAGCCGAAACGTAAGTAATCGACCCTATCGCTGATGGGATTGCTGGACGGGCATAAGGCACTGTTTGGGCAGCATCGTGGAGGATGTACACCCCTAATCCCCCACCACTTGTCGCTGCTTGGTCAGTAGCCCAGTACAACTCAATCGTGTCGCCTACTGCTACGGAAAAAGTAATTTCAGAGTAGCCAGCAAGATAACTAGGCACCCCGGCACTTTTGCGTGCGGGGATACTGAACGTTGTTGCTGAGTTAGCCACGTTTGCATTGTTAACTTTTAGCCAGACTACAGCATCATGAACAGCATTGGCAGTATTGACGAACTGCAAACTGAACGTAATCTTGTAAACCCCAGCAACCGCAGCCGTAGCCGAACCCGGAGGGCTAAGAGTCCACAAAAACCCAGAATCTAACGTGTTCCACTTGACGACAGTCGGCGTGTTGTTGCCACCTGCATACTGGTCAGTAGAGTCTGAGGCTGCAATGTGAGGAAATGAAATGCCATTGCCCCCTGCCGCGCCATTGAGTGCATCAAGCACAACCTTGGCAAAGTAGTCATCCAACAAGTTGAAATACAGGCGCAACGCACGAATGAGGTTGGTCTGACTTTGCTGGTTGTACTCCACCTCTGGAAGAGGTAGAGCAGGGGCAATGAATTTCTTAACAATAGTCATCGCTTGCCATCCGCTCTACCATCGAGACGCGGTGCACCCAACTGCCACTGCACACCTAACTCGGTGGACTCAATTTTAAACCCCATCTGACGAGCACGGGCACGAATGAACACCTGCTCGGTGTACTGCTCTACGGGTACCGTAGTAGACAGAGTTACCTCTGGCTGGTTGGTCCCTGAGTAGTTTGCACCGGGGAAATTACGCGGACGCATGGTCAGCATCACTTTAGGTGCAGCCGCAGTAGACCCACTGAAGTTGATGTCGGGAAGGATACGCCGGATCAGCAGCAGGTTCTCACCATCGCCCACGTCAAAGTCAGACGTGATGATGTAAGAGGTCATCGGTAGTGCGTCGTCATTCACACCTTTTTCGTGGTTGTACAGATTCACACCGCCAACGGCTTGTGGATAGGTGCGCAAAGGCGAGTCCAACCAAGCGGAGCGTTCAATCTGCCCGTAGTACCAAATTTTTTCAAGGTAGTTAAAGATGATGTAACGGTCATTTACCGTAGAGTTTGCGCTTGGGTAGAACCACCAAACTTCGTTCCATCCTTCGTTTGTGCCAGAAACAACTTGGTTTTGTTGCTCGTAGTTAAAATCTTCAAAAACGTAATTGCGCAGAGTGCAAGGAAGCGTTTCTACTCGTCCGCTGTAGAAATAAAACTTGTCAAACCCCATCCAGTAAGTCACGTTGTTTGCCGAAGCAAAACCCCGTGGACTCATAACCGAAATGTTATCCGCCATTTCTTGCAGCGCAAATACATCCGTCGTCCCTGTAAACTGCATTGAGTACAGGGTGGTATCCGTATACACCAAAATTTCTTGGCGACTAGGGATAGCCCGCACAATACGAGAGCCTCGTGATACGCGAAAAAATCCAGACGAATTAGTAGCGGCGGGCACCCATTGGAACGGTTCGTCTTGTGAGGCCCAACGAATCAACATAGGGTCGAAGTTACCACCACCATACGGCGTAGCCCCAAAAGCAAGTAGGTGTTTGTCGTTTTGTGACACCAGCAACTGCATAACCGTCGTAGGTACTTCACTACCCGTGTAGCCAGCATTGGTCGCAGCCGTAGCCAACGGGATAGCACGTGCGGTATACGTCGCATCGTAAGCCCACCAGTACGGTGTCCCGTTGCGAATGTTCATCGCCGTATCGTTGTCGAAATTGTCGAACCACCAGTCGCGCTGGTTAATGACCAACGGTGTCAGCGTACCAGTGCCCCAGCCAAGGCGGCTCCAAGGGCCAGCACTCCAACCATAACCGTACTGGTCAATTTCTGGACCCACCAAGATTGGAAACACCGCAGTGATACCTGTGCCCCCTTGGTTTGTGGTCGTGCTTGTAGCAACTGTCGTGACTTCAATCTGGAAGTTGTCAGTATCGACTACAGCGTAAACCTGAAACTCTGCGTTGAACTCAGATTGCGGAATGCCGCCGATTGTTGCGGGGCTACCGCTTCCCACCACACCGGAGAAAGTGACAAACTCACCTGCGTTATTGACCCCGTGCCCAACAATGTTTACGTTGACGATACGAGACCCAAGAGTGGTGTCAAAACAGTTGTTAGTTGTAGGAGTGGTAAACGTTGCACGGGCAGGCGTAAGGTCTTGAAGGTTTCCACCTACTTCCGCATACAGATGGGTATTAGTCCCTAGCCACAGAATGTTGTCGTTGAACGAAGTGACGTAGTTGAACATCTGACGGCATACGCCGTTAATCGTCACCGTGTTGGCTCGTTCCCAACCACCGATCTTTTGTGGGTAGCCTGAACGAAAACGAATCTTGTCGCACTCGTAATAGCCTCCTTCGCCAGCGTAGTTCGTCTGGTCGCGGTTAAGTCCGGGTTTGAACTGGAGGCGTTGCAACATAGTTATACATTCCGTTCAAAATGTGGGCAGTCTACAAGAGACTTGAAGTTACCACCCCAACGGTTCTTGGGATGCAAAGACTCCCAAAACACGCCTAGCGGGGCCAACACCTCTTTGTCCCAAATGATCTTGCCGTCTTTGAAAAAATTCAAATCAATCGCGCATCGCTTCAAGTGAATTGAGTTCATGGTCTTGGAGCGCCCTGCTTTGAAGTGAATGGCCTGTTGCTCGGGGGTGCGAGCCAACTCACCACCCGTCACCATAAAGCCTTGCTCTGTGGCGTACTGGATCAGTTTGCAAGCATCCAGAAGGAATGCCGCTTGTTCTTTTGAGAGGCTCATTCTTCTTTCCCCTTCCTACGCATTTCCATGACCTTTTCAACCGTCCTACCACCGAAGTAGGCTGTCATCACCAGCATCCCCCACTGACCCAGCAAAGAGACGTAAGACTCGCTGATTTTGTACCCAGCACCATCCAGTAGAGCGAAGATGAGGTAGGCAGTCAAGAGGTACACCAGAGTGCCCGGACGCACATTCTTGGACAGCCAAGAGTCAGACGCCATGTCGGCTTGCCAACGTTTGCTGACGTTGTCCTCTTGGTTGGCTTGTGCCGCCAACAAGGCTTTGAGTTCTTCCTGCTCCAGACGGGCTTTCTCGATACCCAGTTCAAGCAGACGCTCTTCATGGTCGTACTGCAACTGGCGCAGTTTGCTGACCTCTTCAGGGCTTGGGTCGTCTGAAATTTTTACGCCTAGCGTGTCTTCAACAACTTGCTTGCCCTTCGCTTGGATTGCGCTGGAAAGAAGCGTTAGACCGTTTTGGGCCAACGTGCCAAGTAATGCGCCTACGATTGGAACCATTTTTACCTCCCAGAAGTCATTTCGCTGTCACCCTTTTTAACGGTGACTTTGTCCCCATCGACATGAACGTGCATGGGGTCTCTGTCTGCCATGCGGTCAAGGCGCTCAATCAACTGCTTCATCACTTCAAACTCAGGCTTCTCCTGTTTCGGAGTTGCCCCGGCAATACCGTTGAGCATAGCAATCAAAGCCGTCAGCGCAGCGGATACCAGACCGATAACAGCAGCAATCTTGGATTCCTCAAGGACGAGGCTTGCACCTACGCCGATCATCACAATCACCGTGATACACAGTAGCCCCCATTTGCCGATGGACTTTCCTGCTACTTCTTTGGCAGGTGAAGCCGCCTCTAGACGCTTCATTTCAGCGTCTACAAGAAGGTGTTCTTTGTGTAGGTCTTTGTCTTTGAAAATCATTTTTTCATCCCTCTTAGTGTTTGCGCAAGCCTTGCACGTTGTCCCAGTTTGCCCGGAGCCTTAGCCGCCTTTGCAAGTTTTTTTGCGGGGATAGGTTTGTCCGAAGCAACACCTAGTGACTTCTTTAAGGCACCGGGTTTTTTGATGGCTTTTTGAATCCACTGTTCAGCCATGATTACACCTGCGGCATCAGCGACTTCAGTTGCTCGGGTGTCTGAGCAGCATCCATCTGAGTTTGAAGAGCGGCGTATTTGTCACGAATTGCTTGACGAGCATTTTCGGCAGCAGTATCAGCACCGGGAATCTGTTTCATGATGACCGCATCATGTGGTTCAAACTCAGCAGCACGAGCAGCACGACGCGCTTCATGAGCAATTACTTTGGCTTTGTCCATGTTGATAGTAATCATGCTTGATACTCCGTTCAGAATTTAATGCAGGCCAACAGCGCCACGTTACGAGGGCGGGTTTCAGTGCCGCCGGTGCTTGCGGTGGCTTGTACAGCAGACGCTCCAGAGCCGGGACCAAAAGCAAAAGAGCCACCCGCAGGGCCGAGGGTTGAACCTGTTTGGGTATGTGTGTGAGACTGAATTGCCTGCCCTTGGCTGCTACCAAAAGCACGACCTGAATCCACCCCACGACCATCATCCCAACCGCGAATAAACTCACCTCGCAGGTCGGGGAGATTAAAAGTTGTGGAGCCGTCGCCAACGCCGAAGGTTGTGCCAATTGCCGCAAAAAGGGTTGCGTAGGTGGTGCGAGACACAGCGTCACCATTGGCCTTCAGATAGCCCGTAGGGGGTGTATTGGCTGCGTACCAAATCACAGAACCGGCAGGCAACAGCGAACCAGTGGCAAGCGTACCACTCGCTTCAGGCAGCGTCAGTGTGTAGTTGGTGTTTGTGTTGGGCGACTCAATCGTGAACGTACCCGTTCCGCTTGCGTTGCCAGAGAGTGCGATCTTACTCATGCCTGCTCCTTCTGTTTAGCAAACCAAGCGTCCGCACCCATACCATGTCCGTCAGGGCTGGAAAAGTCTGCTTCCCACGCCAAAAGAAACGTGTGGTCAGGCAATTGATCTTGGTCAATATATTTAAACGGCTTGCCAGCAGGGACATCTTTAAGCGCCACTTCTTCAACCGGCAAATCGCCCAGCGGTACGACAATCATCACTGCGCCAGAATCGGATGGATACATAATCATTTTCATAGTGATTCCTTATCTGACGACGGCAAATGACGTGTCTGCTACGTTAAAGAAAATTGGACCGGGCGAGGAGAATTGAATAGAGACGAGAGTAAAGTTTGCGGTTGTTTTTGTGCCTGTTTGAATGGCACTATGGTAAGGGTTATTACCGGCAGAGTAATAAGATGCAGTAACGACAGAATATCCAGTATCTGGCATTGCTGAAGCAAAGTTAATCGTAAATACTCCTGTAGCGCCACCATAAGCAACACTTGAAAGTCCACCAGAACTTACTTGCGCCGGAGGGTTGCCACCAGTAAAGTTTGCCCAAGCACGAACACCAAAGGCATTGGCTACAGAACCATAACCAGAGTTCATCTGCAACACGCCAGCCGATGTCACATTCATGACGTTGGTTGCGGAGCCGTTTGCAACCATTAGGGCATTGGTCGAATTTGCACCAATAAAACCTCTCTGCGTACCCCCGGACGTATCTTCCATTCCATACTTGTAGGTGTTACTGTCAGTTGAACGCGCAATAACTGGAACGCCAGCATCAATCGCGTAAAAAGTCTGACGAGCGGCAACTTGTGTGGGTAGAGTATCAAATACTACGGCTCCATTGCTCTGGATTTCGAGTCCACCAGTATCCCCACCCGTGGTTTTGATACCGGAGGTTCCAGATACTACGCCGTCATCGGAATTGATTATTGAATTTGCCATGTTGATTCCTTAACGTAATTCTGCCCAAGAATTAAGACTAGGAGTGCCAGTGGTTGACACTATGTATGTGCTTCCTGCGGGGACAATGCAAGAAAGATTTGAGCCAATGTTTGTGACCCCAGAATCCTGAGCAATTGCTACACCATCAACAAATAAAGTTGCTCCAGTACCACTTAAAGTAACTATCCTAATGTAAACAGCAATTGGTCTTCCCGTTGAATTGGTATAGGTTGTGTTAAAAGCACGAGAGGGAGTTTGGAATGTTTGTCCCACTCCAATTGGTTGAACAGCCGTTGCTAACTGAGTTGAGGTTACGCTTGCCGCTACCAATTGAGAAGCGTTGATGGTTTTGTTGGTCAGGGTTTGCGTTGTATCTGTTCCAACAACAGTAGTTGTTGCATCAGGAAACGTCATGGTTCGATTGCTTGCAACTGAAGCAGGTGCAGTTAACTCAATGTAGTTTGTACCGTTATCAGTATCTTCCGCAAGACGAACGCGACCCTGAGTAGTGGATGTCCCACCAACTTCAATTAAACCATCGCCGTTAATTGTGACTGCCATTTTTTTCTCCTTACAGGATAAGCCAACGTTGACCAGTGGAGACCGTTACGGTTACTCCAGAAGCCACAGTTACAGGCCCAACACTCAATCCGTTTTCACCGCTGGCAATTGTGTAATTGACCGTTGCGGTGGTCTTGTTGGTCACAATCGCACCACCAGCCTGCGCTCCACCAATACCACCCCAATTGGAACCGTCGTAGCCCTCAAAGGAACCAAGGTTGGTGTTGAAACGCAACATCCCAGTTGTGGGAGAGCCAGAGCGTTGAGCCGTTGTGCCCGTAGGCATCTTGACTTGCCCGGTTCCGCTGAACGTGCCATCTCCAGTAGCGCTCAAGGTGCCTGTGATTGCTGTGTTACCGCCAATCGTGGCTGTGCTGGCAACTACCAGCGCACCGCTCATATCCAATGCGCCGATGTGATCGAACGCATACTTTACGTCCGTACCATCGTTGTACACGAAAGCAGTCTTACCGTTAGGGATGGTTACCCCCGCACCCGCCACAATCACCCGGAT